ATGAAGAAGTATCTGTTCCTATTCGTTACAGCCGTGTCGCTTGTCCTGTTCCCGGGGCGGGCACATGCCCAGCGGTACCTGCCCGGGATGAAGGGCGTGGAACTGCGCGGAGGATTTGCGAACGGCTCGAAATCCCCCTTGAATCATTATGCCGGATTTGCCGTTTCAGGATATACCAAAAGAGCCGACCGTTGGGTCATAGGTACCGAGTATCTGATGAAGAATTACGGGTACCGGAACGTGAATGTGCCCTGCGCACAGTTTACGGCAGAAGGCGGCTATTACCTGAAATTCCTGTCGGACCCGACCAGGACGGTCTTTCTCTCCATCGGCGGTTCCGCACTGGCCGGCTATGAAACCGTGAATTGGGGAGACAGGATGCTGTTTGACGGTTCAACGCTGCTCGCCAAGGATGCGTTTGTCTATGGCGGTGCGATAACCCTGGAACTTGAGACTTACCTGACAGACCGCATTGTCCTGCTTGCCAATATCCGGGAACGTGCCTTGTGGGGAAGTTCCCTGGATCTGTTTACAACCCAATTCGGATTGGGAATCAAATTCATTATCCATTAAAACTGTACATCTATGACTATAGAAGAGATAAAAGCTATCCCTATCGCCGCTTTTCTGGCAAGGATGGGATATGAACCGGCAAGAAGACGGGGTGACGAATACTGGTATCTGGCCCCGTACCGGGAAGAACGCACCGCCTCGTTCCAGGTGAATGTACGAAAGGAAATCTGGCATGACTTCGGCACCGGGCAGGGAGGTGACATATTCAACCTTGCAGAGGAGTTTATCGGCAGCGGGGATTTCAAGGCGCAGGCCAGGTTCATCACAGAGACATGGGGCGGCCTCGCCCCCGAGCACAAGACCGTTTCCCGCACTGATGGGAATAACAGGGAGGATCTCCTCAAGAAGGAGAGTTTCACGGATGTACGCTTCGGGCCTCTATACAACAGAGTCCTGCTCCGATATCTGGCGGAACGCGGCATTAGCAGCGATGTGGCTGTACCGAACTGTCGGGAAGTCAGATATACCTTGCACGGGAAACGGTATTTCGCCATCGGATTCAGGAATGTCAGCGACGGATACGAGTTGCGCAACCGGTTTTTCAAGGCCAGCCTGTCACCTAAGGACATTTCACTGATGGATAACGGTTCGGACACATGCAACCTCTTCGAGGGGTTTATCGACTGCCTTTCGTGGCTGGAACTCGGTCTGGGATATGGAGACGACTATCTTGTGTTGAACTCGGTGTCATTGCTGGAACGCTCGTTCCCTATTCTTGACAGGTACGAGAGGGTCAACTGTTATCTGGATCGGTATGAAGCCGGACGGCGCACGCTGGAGGCACTCCGCAAACGCTATGCGGATAAACTGGTGGATTGTTCCTCTTTGTATAAAGGCTACAAGGACCTGAATGAATACCTGCAACATAAGTTCCTGTAAGTGTCGAATAAAGTATAACGTATTAAAATCTGATAGAATATGAATGCAATGAATAAAAAAAGAGGATTGGCCGGAATGGTGGCAGTCCTGTTCCTGGGTCTGGCGGTTTTGCTGTTGTCCGCCTGTTCTGATGAAATGGAAGTACAGCAGTCTTATCCGTTCAAGGTGGAGAACATGCCTGTTCCCACACGTATAGTAAAAGGCGAGACGGTGGAAATACGCTGTGAACTCAAACGTGAAGGACATTTTTCCGATGCCCGCTACACCATCCGCTATTTCCAGCCGGACGGCAAGGGTACGCTCCGCATGGATGACGGGATGGTGCTGCTGCCCAATGACCGCTATCCCCTTGACAGGGAGGTGTTCAGGTTATACTACACTTCTGAATGCGAAGATCAGCAGACAATTGACATCTATTTTGAGGACAACAGCGAACCGGCACAGCTTTACCAATTGACTTTTGACTTCAACAACGAGACGGAGGACGAGGATTCCGTCGTGACTGCGGATAGTAAGGAATTGCCGGTCACAATTGTCGGACACTAAGCCGGTCCTGCCTATGATGAAGTTAAAAGCAATATGGTTTGCGGTACTTTCCGCCACGGTCTTTTTTCCGGGTATGCCTTCAAGGGCGGAGAATCCGGTAAAGGCAAGTACGGACAGGTTCAGTCTTGCGGTCGAGTGTGTCAAGCGATTCGAGGGCTGGCATGGAGAGAAAAAGCATTGGCCTTATGTCGGGTGGGGTCACAAGGTTCTTCCCGGGGAGAGGTTTACCAACAGCATCTCCAAAGCGCAGGGAGACTCCATTCTGAGGGAAGACCTCCGTAAGCTGTGCCGCATGTTCAGTTATCTGGGGCGTGATTCTTTATTGGCAGCAGTCCTTTCATATAATGTGGGACCCTACAGATTAAAAGGATATGGAAAAAGACCGAAAAGCCGTCTGTTAAAGAAGCTGGAGTCGGGAGACCGCAATATTTACAAGGAATATGTCTCTTTCAGGTGCTATAAAGGAAAAGTGGTTCCGAGCATCGAACGGAGAAGGAAGGTGGAATTCATGCTGCTTTTTGAAGAGTAAATGAAAAAGGGAGAATCTTTCAGTTGTTATCACTGTCAGGTTCTCCCTTATTTCTTTGGCTTGAGAAGCTTGCATGTCAGTTTATCGGAACGGCATCCTGTACTTCCACCTCTTCAGAGAGACGGGAAAGCAGGAGTTCCGCCATGGCTCCGTTCTGTGGAATAAGGGCCGGGAAGTCTGTCTTTCCAGGCTTATATATTTCAGTGGCCACGTTGTACAAATCCCATGCGGTAATCTGTCCCTTGCTCATGGCCAGTTTCAGCACCTCTTCCGTGAAGATGGAAATCTGGCTCTGGTTCAACGGGTAGGTTTCTACAGTGGATGACAGGTTTCTGTCCGAACTGTCATGGGAAACGCGCAAGGCTGTCAGCAGGCCGATGTACAGGTAGATTTCCTCCATCGGGATAATCCGGCGTTTCAACCGCTGAATCCTTGCAATGTCCTCGTTCATGTTCACCTCGAAATTGGCCAGCCAGCCGTCCACGGTTTCGAAGAGCTCATCGGTTGTCACCTTCTTTTTCCCGTAATTGCAGATGCTCCGCTGCGGTGAGAGGATGCACTGGTTATGGCATATCTTCACGCAGGGGCCTATGGCTGCCTGTATGCCGTCCTGGTGGTAGGCGACGACCAGTGTGGTTGTCAGCTCGTCCGTCTCCCAATCCCTGATCCGGATAGTAGCGAAAATACGGCGCAGGATATGGGCTTCCACGGCTTTTTCGCCATGTGTCTGTTCCACCTGCGGGAGGATGCTCACTCCCGGCTGTGTCTTGTTTCTGTTCTGGGCAGCGAAGATTTCCTCTACCTCATAATCGAGATTGTATTTCTCGCAGATGTCCATCATGCGCCGGATGACCTGGTAATGGTAGATGCCCTGCACCGGATTGTTGTAGATGTCATTTTCTTTATAGGTACGTTGAAGTGTCTCGAAGTTCATCACTTCAATTCCGTTTTTCTGGAAGTCAAACTGTTGTTGTCTTTCCATTACTGCCAATGTCGTTTCCATATTGAATTGAATTTTATAAAGTTAATACTGTCGTTTGCCTCTCATCAGGTGTGTATCTGCCATCCATGGAACGGCTGTAGTGTCACGGCGAAAGAACGGTCCGGTATTCCGTGATAGAGCAGACCGCCCACGATGCCTGTCCTTCCGTCGGGATAGCATTGGGTGAAGCCGAACGAGTACGGGGCATGGTCATAGTAGAGTGAGATTTCGCTGGGACAGTCAGGATTTTCTTCCCAGCTCTTCAACCGTTCCAGGCATTTCCGGAGTGAGGTGTCACCGATGGATTCGGCATAACGCTTAACATTCTCGAAATGTTCTTCATTCAGGATTTTCATGATTCATTGTTTTTATCTGTTAAACACGTCCGGCTCCGGGAGCCGGTATTTTTATTTCTCACCTGCCTGACTGTCCCGTGGCAGTACCCGCAAGGTTTGGCGAAAGAAAATACCGCAGCCGTCAGGCGAGGATGATTTTCTTTCAGCCAACCCCGCAAGGGGCCTGACCTTGACAGGGTACACCGGACACGGGACTACCTTTGCAGGGTGGGAAATAAAATACACGGTAGTGTGCTTTGCATGGTCTGTGGCGATTCTCTTCCTGATTTGTTCGCCATTGCCGGACAAAAGATGTATTTTTGCAATTCTAATTTCAGTTTTATGGAAAACTATATAAAGAAAGCGGCGGATGCTTTCCTTGTGGAGCGTCCGTACGGTATGCGTGTGGATTACAGGAAGAAAGGATTCGTGCTGTTTAACCGTAACCTCAATGTGTTGGGAAATGCGGAACAGACCCGTCTGGAAGAACTGCCTCTGGAGCGGTTCAATGTGGAGGAGATTCCGTTGGAGGGTGAAATCGTGGAGGAACACGCAGGATTTACCGATGTATTCTTCTATACCGATCTGACCAATCCCTATGCCGGATATGTGCTGAATTTGCAAAAGCTTAAAGCCTATAACCGATTGATGTTTCCGCTGGCAATGGCGCTGAACCGTGAATTGTGAGGCCGGAAGCCGGTAGCGGTAACAGCTGCATGGAGCAGACCGTTACCGCCCCGGATTTTATTGTTTGCCCTCTTTTTCTGTAATGAACGCCAGATAGGCGGACACGGCCTTATGGCATCCGGTAAAGTCCGGAGTCCGGCAGCCCTTGATTTTCCGGAAACTGACGGTGCCGTTCCTGTCAATGCCCCTCACATGCCTGTTGAATGTCCCTTTGGTTCTGATATGGATGTCAAAACCGTCCCTTCCGGTGATTTCAAGGAACATTTCTCCCGTGATCCGTTCCCCATCCAGGAATTTCTGTTTCTGTTCATTGAGCAGCCACTGATGTTGCTCTTCCCGCACTCTGCGCTCTTCCGCCTCTTTCTCCTTCTGCTCCCTGCGTTTCTGCTCCTGTATTCTTTCATATTCCTCACGGGCTTGCACCAGGGAAGTGGTGTCAAGTCCGAGAGCCTCGAACACGCGGACGGAGATCAAATTGACGAAGGCTCCTCTTTCCGCACTTTGAAGCGTATCCGCAATCCAGTTCCTGCAATAGGTGGCGGCTTCCTCTCTGCAACCTTCTCCCTTGAGAAACCGGCGTGAATACTGCCCGCTGGAAAAATAAACGTTTTCAATCCGGCAGACCACATGGAAACAGTCATCGTCTTCATTCCCGTCTTCGTTCTTTCTCGACAGGGAAAGATATACATTCTTCGCATACGGCTCCAGTTCCATATAAGAAGCCACGACGGTATTCCCGTCAGATTTGTACTTGAACACTTTTGCTTTCATTGTTACATTTTTTTTGATTGTCCGTTCATATAATCCGTAATTCTCATTTCCAGTTCATCGTATATCCGGTTGAACAGTTCCTGGTACTCTTCCAGAAAAGCCCCGTCCGTATCGCACATGTCTTCGAGTGTCTTTCCATTTGCACGGCACAGCTCCGTATCGGCCAGCTCACAGACAATCTCGCTGAGCATCGAGCGGTCCTTGTCTTCGGGAAGCAGCCCTCCTTTTTTCAGGAGGCAGTAGTTACGGATATTGATTCGCAAATACAGGTCCGCCTCTTTCCACCGTCCATCGGGAAAAAGAGAGAATGCCTGTTTCAGTCCGTCGGGCTGTCCGCCCCACCATTCGTTCAAATTGTTCGGTTCCATATTGATAAGTTTAATTGATTACTGTCTGTTTGGTTTGCCATTGCCGATGGGCGGTGATGTATTCCTGTCGTTCCTTCTCCAGTAACGCTTCCGCTTCGGGAGTGTAGCCGATAAAACGAATGTAACCGCCGTTATATCCGGTAAGCTTGCACCGAATACCGGCTTTCTCCAATTTGTCGATCCGTTTCTGAGCCAGTTTCGCGCTTGAATAATCCTTCGGCCAGAAATAATGCTCTCCGTGTGAGCCGTAATGGTCTTCTCCGAGTATCATTTCGCCGGAATGCCTCCTGTGCTCGATAAAATCAAAGCGGGCTTTTCCCAATGCCTGCCTGATGGCCTTGTGTGCCGGACCTTCGGGATGTTTGAAGACTTCCGGCTTGTCCTTCCCCTTGCAGTCAAGTTTCGGCAGTTCCACCTTGTAAGGCTTCCGGTAACTCCCTATAGCCAATGTCAGGTAGAAATTGGTATGGAAATAATCCGTCATCGCATCGCTGTCATCGAAGTTGTATGACATGACAAAGTCACAGACATTCAGCATCACCTCCTTGGCACGGTCTGTAAGATCGGGGTTCCGCTCTATGTTGTAGTGGTTGATATGATCCTGTACTTTGCCGGATTCCCTGGTGAACGCCTCAAAGTCCGCACTCATCAGTTTGATGTAAATGGAATTGTAGTTCTCCCGTCTGACGGAGAACTTATATCTCGGATAGGTTTCCTTTAGCCAGGTTCTCACAAGTTCTACGATTTCAGGGGCATGTTGCCCTTTGTAGTTGCGACCTTTCCAACGGTATTCATTATACACGTACTCGGTATATTCCTTTGCCGTGGCACCCGAATAGTCATGTTCATACCCGGTTGATGCGGCAGAAACATCCGGTTTGTCTTTCCAGACTTCAAAGAGCCTTTCAAACTCGGTGTTCACCTGTTGCATGATGGCAGTGTCACCACCCTTGTCCGGGTGGTGCTGCAATGCCAGACGGCGGTATTCCTTCTTCAGGTCCGCCAATGAATGTATGTTATGAAAATAAGCCATAGCTATAGGTATTTATGCCCCTGCGAGGCGGTTGATAAAATATTCCTGGTTGTCAAGGTCAAGCCCGAGGTTGCTGCACACCATTTCGATGTCATCTTCCCTCAGGTCGTCCGCCTCCTGCAACTCGCGCAGGTACCGGATTTCAGAATCCAAGTATTCCTGCGCTTCCATATGGCTGCAACTGCATGAGTTGCTAATCTGTTCAATGATGTTAATCTGCATATTATTCGTTTTTAGAATTATACCTGTTGTAAATTTCCTGTTTATGTTCGTAGTCCCGGCTGTTCCACCATTGGTCTGCCGCATCAATGAATGTCTGCGTGTTTTCGGAAGGCGGAGAGTCACAGACTTTCAACCCTGTGATTTGTTCCTTTGTTTCAAAACCGCACGACTCCCACCAGCCCTGCATCTTTTGTGTGAACTCCGCCTTAGTACAGAAAAAGACCTGAACGCCACATTCTTCGCACCATTTCCCATCGCACCACAGCCCGTTATTGTCATCATGCACATAGCTGATACGTTCATCCGTATTGGCGTTTATCCATGCTTGGATTTCCAACTGCCGTGAACCGCATTCTTTACAGACAAGGATGTCGGAATCGTCCGGCTCTTTTCTGAAAGCCCTTCCGTCATAGAGTGCAACGGCACGTTCCACGAGTAGTTTCTGGTTGTTTTCCGATAACTCGGCAAAGAACCGTTCCGCCGCGCCGAATATGGACTTGTCCGCCAATGCGGACCATTTATCCCAGAAGTGCCGGTACATATCTCCAAATACGGCCTTGCATTCTTCCTTGCTCCAGGCATTCCACATATAGTAGAAGAAGCTGGAGACTGCATTTTCCGCTTGATATTTCATGATTCTTCCGTTTGGGGGGTTAAATCGTCTTCGGTAGTTTCTTCCAGTTGCCGCCATACAGCCTCGTACATTTCATGGAGCCAGTCTATGTTCTTTGCACCAAGTTCAAACGGGCTGTAACATTCCACTTCATCACCGCTTTCTTTATCTTCGGCGATGACGGTCAGGCTGCTGTCCGTTACCCGGAGTCCTGTCACCCTGCACTCGTAAGGGTCTCCGTTATCGCTGAACCATATCACCCAGACCGGGTCATAATCCTCTTCCGGAAACCGTATCGCGTTCATGGCATGATCATGGAGCAACTGCCGTATCGCTTCGATGATGTCTTTTCGCAGTTCTTCGATCCTGTCTCCGAATACCGACATGGGGGATTTCCCGCCTCGCTGCCTTACGGAGAGAACCTGCAAGTCCGGATGACAACTGAACTTCCAGTCCGTCACTTCATCGTCATCCCGCGTTGTGTGGATGTTGCCGCCCAATACCAGGCCGCAGTCTTCCGCCACCATGCTTTCCGCTTCTTCACGGTCTTCCGCCACCACTGTGTAAGTACCCTCGAAGATGTACCTTACTTTTACATCGTATTTTTCCATAATCTTCTATGATTTGATTGTTGATCAGTTGATTTTATCAGGATACAATGCGAACCGCATCTCCGAAAAAGGAGTCGTCCACCCCATATACATGCCGGACCGAACAGTCATATTTGGAACGTTCGTCATCCAGCCGGAAGCGGAAACCATGATAGTCCTTGACTTCCAATTTCAGCTTTACGTCCCGTTTCAGTTCCATTTCAAGCAGGCTTCCACCACCATACGTCGAGCTGAAAAGTCCGCAACAGTTGCCTTTGGGGATAATGACCTCTTTCAATGAAAAGTCGGCTTCATACAGCTCTTTCAGGCTTACCCTGCCGATGTATGTCAGCAGGTTCGCCCCGCAGCAGGAATTGATTAGCTCCTCGTAGAATTGTTCGTAGGAAACCTGCTCCTTGCCGTTCCGGTTCTTACGGTTCGGGAAACGCCCGTAAGCCCTGTAGCCGTGCTCTGTCAGGATTTTCTTTACTCTCGCCGGGTTGAGGTTAAGGCTGTCCACCATGTCCCCGAAGTAGGATTCCTCGTACCTGTAACCGCCTTGCGATTCAAACCGGTTGGAATTGATGCAGTCATAGTTGGAAAGCATCTCCACACGGATGGGGATGTCATCCGTATGCCTTATCAATTCCGCTATCACGTCCGAATCGTTGCGGCTGTAAATCTCGTCACGGATTTCATCTTCGTATTCATCGAAGAAGTCATCGACCGCTTCCCCGTCAAAGTCATGGAATACGGCACATTCCTCTTTCAGTTTCGCAATAATCTCACGGGCAGCTTCCCATTCGGCATCGCCATACCATACGCCTGCCTTTTCCCACAAATGTTCGCGGCTCTTGCTGTCAAGGCATTTTTGAATCAGTCCGCGATGGTTGTCAAGGTTGTCATTGTAGTCCGTCCATATTAGTGTATAGGCCGGTTCCATCAGGGATTTGATGAAATCCAATGTCAATGTTTTCTGTTCATCCATTTCTGTTACCTGTGTACGGCAGGATTCCTTTTCCCGTACATACCGTTATAAATGACGGAAGCGGCCTTCAAGCCGCCTCCGTGTTGTTTCCTAACCATACAGTTCCTTCACGATCTTGTCATATATTTCCTTTGCCATTTCCGTATTCCGGTTGAAGTGGAAATAAGCCGTGTATCTGTATCCTGTTCTTGGCACTCCTCCGCACTGCTGTATTGCCCTGTCTATCTCCCAGTCGATATCACCTATGCCAAGAGATATACTTGTGCCATGCAGCATACACCGTGCGAGTTTCAATGCGGAATCTGTCTTGTCTTCCTTGCGCAACCGGTCGAAAGCCATCAGCGCGATTTGTCTGTTTGAAATCTTTATCTCTTCCATATATTTTGCATCTGTTTGGGTCAGACAATCCCGGTAAGTTGCCTGAATCGCGCAACTATTTCATTGCATTTGCTTTGGGCAAGTTCCTCATATTTTTTGCAAATGGCACAGTATGCCTTCCAAGGTTGGCCTCTAAGCTCGTGCTCGTATGAGGACCTGACCAATTCCGGATATTCTTCAAAAAGTGTCTTGAATGCTTTACGCCATTTGCGCCCTTGCCACAATCCGTTTGCTATCAATGTTATGAATTCAAACATCTGTTCGTCTGTTTTCACATCCAATGCATAAAAATGGTCTGTTGTCGGCCACACGTTGTTGGAATGCTGCCAAGTTTCTATCTGCTTGGTTTTGGCATTGTATGCCATTCTTGTAATTACCTGGTGACTCATATTGATATGTTTTTAGTTCATTACCGTATTGTCTCTTTTCCTGTCACGGCTTGCCAGCATCCCGAAATGGATGCTGAATATGCGCCGGCTGAAGCAGAGCGGCGAGTTGTATTCCAACCGTTGCCACAGGGTAAAGTGGTTGTCGGAGAATGACCATCTGAAATATCCTGACAACGAGCCGAATAGCGGATTGGCATTCCTGTTTATCAGGAACCTGTTCACATCCACGATGTGCCCTGCCGTCAGGAGAATGTTCAGTATCTCCACAAACGCCATTTGCGAATAGGGGTCAACCGGCATTACCGGTCCTTTGAAGTTGATTTCCATCTTGTATATGTTTATATGCTTTAATCGTAATTGTCATCGAATACCTCGAAGCGGGGAATACCCGTGTCGAAATAGTTGCTTGATATGCCCGGATAGTACAGCAGGCTGTCATCCCCGCTGTCCGGGCAAGGCTCATCGTCGATATAGGCCGCATTTCCATAAAGTTCGATATAGTGCGCCACCAGCAGGTGCGGGTCTTCCGTACTGATGTCATACCCGTAACGGTCACACCAGTCGAAGAAGCAATCCTTGTCGGGTTCCTCCAGCTGTTCCATCGCCTCCCTTATCTCGAAGAAGTTGGGACACAGCCATTCCCGGTTGATGAGCAGGTCCGGGATCTCCTCCCATTTCGTGTACCTGTATTCCGGAGTTTCCTCTTCGGGAAACAGTTCGGAGCAGGTGCACAGGAATTCCCCCATGTCGCCGAAGTCGGACATTTGCAGCAGGTTGTCTTTTTCCTGCCCCATGTCTATGAGATGCTGCGTGGTCACTGTCACTTCTGCCTGATTCAAGTCCATGATATTCTTCATTATAGTTTATGATTCGGAACCGGGGATTTCATTCCACAGGCCCCAAAAGGTCCGCACCCCGGCAATGCAGGTTTTTTCGGGAAAATACCGGAGCCTCCGGCGAGGATGATTTTCCCGAAAACCGCTTGCGGCATGACCTTGCTCTGCCGGTAAGGGGGCGGGCTACCTTTGCCTGTGGAATGGAATCTGCGGTTTCTCATTTGTTTTTCCATTTTTCAGTTCATGATGCGCTGGCTTCCCCAGCTGATGTGTATCTTGCCTTCGCTGTCCCGTTCCCTGACCAGCAGGCTCTCGATGACGGACATGGTGACGTCGAACTCCTCGAAGATTTCCGACTGTTCCTTTACTTCGCCCGTCTTGATGAACTCGTTCAGCCGCTCTTTGGTAAGCACCAGCGCCATCAGGTTCTGCTCCACGGAGTCCTTGTAGGTGACATAATGCACGTCCTTCAGCTCTTTGGAGTCGAGACGGATGAAACGGAAGTAGAACTGCTCCATCTTCGGGATGTTCCATTGCAGGGATTCAAGTATCACGTCGTTGCAGGTGGGTATGTTCACCGAACTGCTCAGGCTCTGCTGCGTGCATACCAGTATGCCGTTGATGGTGGAATCGAACTCCATCACGATCTTTTGCCGTTTCTTGAACGCCACGTCACCCTTGACCACAAATACGGGACGGTCAGGAAAACATTCGCGGAGACGGTTCTCGTAAAGGTCGAATGCGGCTATGGACGTGCAGCCGACAGCCACCTTGCCGGGTATCTTCCGTACCAGCCTTTCGATGTACCTTGTCTTGTTCGGAATCCCGTCTCCGGAATAGCCCTCTATCAGGTGTGGGACGGAGCAGGCCTTGATGAGCAGCTTGATCTGGCGCATAAGCCGGAGTCCGGCATCCTTCTTTGCATCCCCCGTGCTGTTGTAATACAGTTCGCAGATGCGGCAGAACTCCTCGATGATGATACGGTAAACCTCACGCTCGCCGTCGGACGGGCTGACGGTATGTGTCCGTATCTTGTATTTCTCTCCTGCAAAGTCCCTGAACTTGCGTGTAATGACGGTCTTCCCGATAAGGTCAGCCAGCTCCTCCTTGTTATAGACATCCTGGTTCTGCTTCTCAATGCCGAACACGGTGGATTTCCCCGGACAGTGGCAGGCACGGAAAAGCACATGCCCCCTGAAAGCGGGGAACGGATCACCATAGTGCGGATTGTTATCTTCCTCTATCTCCTTGTCCCTGTTCTCGTGGTACACCCGACTGCTCCAACAGACCATGTTTATGGAATTGTTATACAACAGCTCAAACTGGCTGTACAGTTCGGCGATGTTGTTGCGTGTGGTCGTACCGGTGTCGAGTATCTTGTATTTGAGGCGGCGGAAGAGACCGAGGATATGCCTTGTACGTTGTGACGACGGGTTGGTTATCTCGTCCGACTCGTCGAAAACAAGGCACAGTTTTCTTGAACTGCGTTTGACAAACCTTGCCATGCCCCGTTTCAGCTTGCCGAGCATGGAGGTGGATAGGACGATGAACACGCCTTCCGGCACAGTTTCCAGGTCGGCATTGCTCCTTGCCACCCGGAACTGTTCCCTGTTTATCGAGAGGAAGGGTATCCATGTCATATTGGCGGCGATGGCAGGAGCCAGTATGATGACATTCCGTACTTTGCGGAATTTGAGCAGGTATTTGGCACGATGGTACACGGCGGCTGTCTTGCCAGAGCCTTGCTGCCAGTTCAGCAGCGCGTGGCGTTTCTGCAAGACGAGGTTCAGGTCGTGTTTCTGGAGCGTGGTAAACTCGCAGGTCTCGCCGTCCTTGTTGATGAATGCACACCGGTCCAGATATTCTTTCAGCCTGCCATCTTCCTCCATTTCCGGAAACTGCCGGTTCTGCATTTCGTACTCTCTCCGCTTGCGTCGGATCAGTTTCTCCGCCGCACGGATTTGATGCATATTTTTTTCTGTCGGCACTTCCGGCATGGGCAGTTCAGTACGTTCCAGCACGAGGTCGTTGATACTTGCCGCCTTGTGCGGAACTTTGTCAAGGAGTCGCGGAGCATATTGTTTCAGTTTGAAGCCGTATGAGGTCTTCACCAATGCCACTTCCTTGCGAGGTACGGTATTTTGCGAGGTGATGTACCTGCGGATGACGGCAAGCACTTTCTTCGGGGTCAGTTTGTTCTTCTCCCATTGCTCCACCTGCTCCCGCGTGGCGTTCTCAGGCGGTTTCTGGTTACGGAACTTCGTGACCAACGCTTCCGCCCTGTCTATATGTTTGTTCAACTTGGCGTGCGCCTTCAGCTCGTACATGTACTTGGCAAGTTTGTACTCGAACAGCTCAAGTTCTTCCTTATCGATCCGATTGGTTTCGCGCATCAGGTCGAAACGCAACCGGTGTTTCATCGCCCTGGCCTCGCCGATGCGCTTTTTCAGCTCGTCCGCCGTTATGAATTCCTCCGCGTTGTAAGCCTGCATCTTGATGTGGCCCGATTTACGGAGAAATACCATGATTTTCGTATTGAAGTCATGGACTCCGACTGCGGCAAAGGCTGACGGGCCCAACTTCGTCTGACCGACAAATGAGAATCTGCCGTTTATACCGGCTATCCGTGTCTTCTCCCAGAACCCGCTCTGCATGAAGGAACAGGGCACGATGACCATCAGGATTCCTGCCGGATTGAGCACATCGTAAGCCTTGTCCATATAGTATTCCTGCGACAGTTTGTAGTCGAACTTCAAGTTAAAAGGAGGATTGCCGATGATAACATCGAAACGTTGTTCCGGATAGTATTGCCGGATGTCGCATTTCTCGATATGGGCTTCCGGGTAGAGGTATCGTGCGACAGACACGGCCTTGCCGTCTATGTCGAAGCCGTAGGCATTATGCGGGTTGGGCAGATGGTTGAAGAAATTGCCCATACCGCAACACATGTCAAGAACCATTTCGGATGAGACAGGACACAGCATATCCACCATGTCCCGGCATATTTCATGCGGCGTGAAGAACTGTCCCATCTCGAACTCCTTCTTCGCTTCGGCATACTCGTGGTAGCCTGCAAAGTCGGATTGTCTGAGGTTATGCAGTCCTCCGATGCCGGTGTAGCAGTTGTAGATGCTCTCCGCCGGAATGAGGTCCTTGCCGGAGTCTATGGCGAAGAGTATCTTCTCGTTGACTTCGGCACGCATACCTTGCGGTATTTGTTGGGGGATGATAGCATACATATTCTATCGGTTGTTACAGTTAAAAATGAAAACACCCCGCAAGGATGGTCTTACGGGGTGCTGTGGTATTTTTCACATGGTCAGTTCTCTCTTAGAGTGATTTCATCAAGACGAAGCCGTTTGAAACAGCTCTCGGCTGCCGCGCTGTCCTTGAACCGAACATCGATACGTCCGTTCTTGTAGAATCGGATTTGCTCTGCATTGGTGGTCGTAAGGTCGTACCAGTCGGTTACGGAAACATCATTATCGTTAAAACGGATAATCATACCGCTTGATCCATGAATAGTATCGTCGGCACCGAACGCAATGCCTTCACAGAAGGTTTCTATTTTACCACGATAATTGTAATCTATCTGGTTGCGGTTGTATGATTGATAGAATTCATCAAACCTTAGTATTTCGGGAAACGTGATTTTGTCCTTTTTCAGTTCCGGTTTAACCTTGCTCCAACATGATGGTCTGACTGTATTCAGAAAGCGTGCGAGCAGTTCTTCCACGGCTGTTTCCCGGAAACTCTTGCCGCCCAAGTGTTCGATGACTACATCTACATAAGTATCATACACTGGACGGAAGCCCATCGGAAGGGCCTTTTCATCTATTTTATACTCAGGAACCGACACGTTGTAAGTCTTGTTGAAATAAGAAATGATGCGGTTGGCAAAGTTCGCATTGGCGTTTCGGTTCTTATCCACCAGGTCGTTGATAAGGTCAAACGGCTTGAATTCGTTGTGCGAATAGTCATCCCTGTCGTTATGGTAAGTATAGAAATCACGCATGGAAACCTTACCATTCTCCTCGTAATGGAACTTGCGCTCGGCTTGGTACTGTTCCGCCTCCTCCTTGAAGACGGCGTACCAGCGGTCAATCCGGTCGAGTGTCTTGTAGAGCATGTCCTGCTGGTGCTGGCAATAGACACGGTCCTGTTCCGTAATCTTGTCCTCGTTTCTCACTTGCACGTTCAGAATGCCCTGAAGCAGGTCGGGAGCGTTGCCGGCCTTGGTTACTGTTGTCGTTTGCATATCTGTTGGATTTTAAATGTTAGAAATTATCCGGTTTGATTCGGTAGAAGTAGGTAATGTGTTTTTCCATGTCCTTGACTATCTTGACTTGCTCGGGATGGAAGTTGAGCCTCCGTTCTTCGGCAGGGACATCAATCTTTTCCCATTCGGCGGAAGGCAGGAACACATATTCCCGACGGAAGCACCATAACACGATTTGATTTTCCCAATTTCCCTTGAGCACCGTTCCTTCATAGTCGTTCAGGAATTGTTGGAACTCGGCTTCATCCCGGAAAGCGATCTCAAATCCTTGATAGAGATTGCCGTTTTCCGATTCCTTCCTTTTGTGCAGATAGAACTTCCGGTAGGTCTCGGTCGTGAAACCTTCATACTTGGGATTGGGTTCGGCATAGAACCATAACGGTACTTTGGCCAGAAATGTCACCGAACCGTTGGCGCACGCACCGCAGTGTCCCCAATCCTTGAATGCGCCTTTCGTCCATTTTAGGAATTTCAGTTCTTCCGGGTTTACGGAGTGGAATGCGCCTCCGCTGACACTCAGACGGATGTTGTTTTCCTCTTCCCACACGAAAGGCACATACGGCTGTTCGCATATGGAAAGGAATCCTTCTTTTGTGCTCCTGCTGTCAATGAGGGCGTTCCCGTAATAATCTCCGTGTTCGGTTACATATACCAGCCTGTCGCCGATTTGCGGTGTAATCTCGGAGCGCGTCCGCTCGATAAGTTTCACATAATTGTTGGCCATATCCACATCTTCCTGTGTCAGCCCATGCTCATGGTCGTATGAAACATTCCGTTCCCGAAGCGTTTCGATACTGTACTTTTCTTTTGTTGCCTGCTGTGACATAACAATCAGTTTTTTATTAGTCCGGCATTTCGGGGCCGGAGTTCCCGTAACTACAGGCCATAAAAGGTCGTGTCCCGTACATGCAAGGTTGGCGGGAAAAATACCGCAAGCCCTCCGGGCGAGGATGATTTTTCCACGACACCCGGAGGGCTTGACCTTGCTTGTACGAGCAGGACACGAGTTACCTTTGCCTGTGAGTTACGGGAACTCGGCTACGGGAGTACTTCAAGCAGGATTATTTCATAAAATTCGGACCGGATATTATCAGCCTTTGCTGGAAAATGCAATTTTTACATTCACATCAATAAAAGATTTGGAAGCATGAGGAATATGGTATGGTGGTTCTGAATAAAGTACCCGTTATCAATTTCTAAAACAATGGATAAAATTATAATACGCTATTATCGTAGACATATTGAATATCTCAATGTTTTATACATTGGGATTTTCTTTTTACTATTCTGAATTATAAAAGATACTGAAAAGGCGGATGCATATTCATGCACCCGCCATGTTAAACAATGCCCTATTCCTATTTACGGCAATACAATTTTGAAGTTAGGATCTGCCGGTTCATAGGCACTACAGATAACATCCATAGCTTGGGTGTTTCCCGTAGTTTTCACCTTGTCCGTCTTTAGTAAAGTTTGCAAATCTGTTCTTCCAAAAAATAGTTTGACAAAATTCATTTTCTCAATCTCCAGGGTAAGGTCAGCTTTCTCATCCTGACTGTCAAGACGGTGATTCAATACCCCGTTATTGAGCATCAGCATTACTTTCTCTTTCGTATCAGTGAAATTGATGTTGATAACCGCTTTCTTTCCGGCAGCTTTTTCCCCGTTCAGTTGGATGGCGCAATAGTCAAGCAAAGTTCCCATGTCCATCTGGGCCAACACACCGTCATTGATGAGTTGTGATGTATAAGGCACATCTTTCTTGAACAAATCACGTGCTCCTGTCAGATAGAAGTTGCGCCACGGACCGCTTTCCGCCTGATAGCCCAACTGGGTGTATGTGTCTGCCAATAATTGGCGTGCTTCCATGTTGTCGGGTTCTGCAAAAACCAGGTTGTCCAGTAGCGTAGCTACCCAACGGTATTCACCTTTGGCATATGACGCCTTGGCCACTTCGAGTACTTTGTCGGCACCGCCGATGGCCTCTACATATTTAGCTCCAAGTTCTGAAGGGGGCAATGGGTTGAGATGTGCAGGATTGCCATTGAACCAACCGAAGTAAAGGTCATACTGCGCCTTCACGTTGTGGCTTAGTGTGCCGTAGTAGCCGCGGCAGTTGAACTGCGATGACAGCGAAGCCGGAAGTTTCATTTCTTCGGCGATTTCGTCAGGTGTCAGACCACGGTTGGCCAGGTGCAAGGTCTGGTCGTGCAGATAGCGGTACATATCACGCTGGGCTTCCCAATAATCCACGATACGCTCATTGCCCCAAGTAGGCCAGTGATGGGTTGAGAATGACACCTCCACCTGATTTCCGTAACGTTCGATGGCTGTATCTACCGCCTTGCTCCACAGCAGCCCGTTACGTACTTTCGCACCACGCAACGTTTGCAAGTTGTGCATATTATGTGTCATGTCTTCTGCCGTACAGAAAGCTTTTAGTTGCGGAATCCAGACCATGATTTCCACAGGTGCTTCCGTATCGAGCACATAGACAAACTCCAACTCCACACCGTCAATGGTATGTCTCTCTCCTGTGTTTTCTATTTCGATGGTAGGACGGGCGATACCCTTGCTGCCCGTTGACATACGCTGTCCCAGGCCGCAGCCCAACGTACCCTCTTCACCCGGTTGCAGCTGCAAGCCATACATATAAGTGGCGCGGCGGGTCATGGCTACTCCTGCCAGCACATTCTCATTTTGTGCCGAAGCCATGAAGCCCTTAGGAGCGATGATGTCGAAATCCTTTTTAGAAGAAGCTTCCTTCACCGCAGCAATGCCTCCGTAATGGTCGCCGTGGGGATGGGTGAAAATCACACCTTGTACGGGCAGGTCGGCCACATGCTTCTTAATGAGATCATAGCCTGCCTTCGCAGCGGCATCGGTAGTCGTCACGTCAATGATGATCCAACCATTGTCAGAACGGATAAAAGTCATGTTGGCAATGTCGAACCCTCTTACCTGATAAAGTTTGCCGGGTATCACTTCAAACAGGCCGTTGATGCGGTTAAGCTGTGACTGCCTCCACAGGCTGGGGTTGGCAGTCTGCGGTGTTTCATTCTTCAGAAAATCCCATTCCTCCACTGAATAAGACACTTTTCCGTCTTTGCCCAATACGGCTTTTCCATCAATGCTTGCAATAAATCCTCGGTTGGCGTCTTCAAAATCCTGACGGTCGTTGAAATTCAGTTCCGTCTTTACAGTTTCATTGGCACGGATGGTATGTTCCGTAGCCGGTTTCTGCGCCCAAAGAACTGACGGAATGACCGTCATGGAGAGTGCCAT